ACGGTACTTATCGTTGAAACGATCATAGGTATATTTGATACCACTGTCCAGAACAACATAAGAACTGGAAGCGATATTATCAAAGAATGAGATGGTGTTTGAAAGTTGAGTTGCTGGAGTAATCGCAGCACCACCAGAGGTAGCTACCTGATTGCCAACATATGGCGAGATGAAAGCAACACAATCTTTTCTGCTATTTGCGATAGCAGCAACTGCCTGTGCCTTAGCAATTGTGTCTGTTTCATTGCTCATTGAACCACCCATTAGAACAAAGTCAATTTGGGTTTCTTCTGTATCAAGGAACGCATCATATGCTGCCTGAATTTCTCCGGAAGAATATGCGAAATCATCAAGACCACCTGATAGAGTTCCACCAGCAGTTTGAAGAATTCTTGATAGTTCTTTTGGAGCACCAGAAGTTGCTGCGTATGAAGCAGCAGTTCCACCAGGATTTTCACCAGCAGTTGTGATCTCAGCAGAAGTCAATTCTTGACCAGCATAGATGTAGTTTGAAAACTCATTGATTGCTGACTTCCAGTATGTTGAATTTCCTTCTGGTGACTTAGCATCAGAGATCTTTGAAAGATATGTGAAACGCTCAACAACTGTATTGTCTCTCTCATCAATTACAGCAACGTGAACTTCGTCATATGAAATATAACGCTCTGCTGCCCAAGGTGAAGTGCCAGGACGAGGACCGATTGCCTTGAATGCTAAACCTGTAGATCCAATTACTTCAGCATTCCAATCAGAATTGGTATAAGCAACAACAGTTTCTCCGGCACCTGCTGTTGGAACAGCAGATCCCTTTACGATTAGGAAGTTATTTGCGTCAATAACTTTGTAAACTTCGTGAGTTACAGAAGCACCATCAGTATAAGTTCCTCCAACTGATAGACCATGATTGGTGTCAGTTACTTTATAATCGGCGCCGCGATCAAGGATAACTACACGATAGTAATTCCCTTCGGTTCCCGCATAGCGAGCAAGGAATTTTTCTGTTGTAACGCCAGCATCAAATGCGTCTTTATCGGAAACAAGAACACCAGTGCCACTCTTGGTTGCGTTCTTAACGGTTGTTGCTGCGCGAAGAACAGCGAGCTGTCCACCATAGCGAAGAAACTCTGCTGCGACTAACCAATCAGAAGCATTCGCCTCGGCTGGTGTTCCGAAAGTATCAATTAGTTCTCTTTCTGAATTTACGTTAATTACTTTGCCTACTGGTCCAGTGCGGAATGTTGAAGCAAAAGCAGCACGGATAGCGAGTGCTCCTGTAACAACGGCATTGGATAAATCACGCTCTTTAATAACAACACCAGGCGAGACTTGACTTGCCATTTTTTTACCTCTTAGATATCAAATTTATCTAAAAGTATTTAGAAATTTGATTACTTCAAATGGGGAAACCGCGCATGAACTACCAGTCAGGATATGCCCACAAAGTTTTCTCAGCTTTTTTAGCATTGGATACCCGTTTTTTGGTACATTCCTTACACTCATATGAGTATGCCGATGGGAATATTTTCTTGTGCTTCCTGATCAAATAATACCCATCTATTAAGTCTTTTGTCTGCCCACAAACTCGGCAAGTTCTTTCTACAAATAATAAGTGTTCTAATGAAAACTGTTCATCTAATTCCATTAGTAATTCCACATGTAACTGACTTGTTCTTGAGTATTACCATACTCCCATAGAGTTCCATCAGCATCAACGAATGTATTATCTCCCAATCCATCGTCAATAAATCCGAAGGGTGCCATGTCTTGCTCAATCTGATTTCTTTGTTCTTCATAGATACGACGACGAACATCTTGATCTGTCATCTCTTTGAAGTATTCCTGCATGACTAACCACGCAAAAAGAACCAGACACATCACAAGGTCATCATGGTATCCTTCATCTGCTTCCCATGCCATCTTTTTCTGAATGAATGTGGTGAGCTCCTGTAGGATCTCAAAATCACCAAACATTAATTTGTCTTCTTCAATAATTGCTTTGAGATTAGCGCAACCCAATTTCTTAACTGTCACACTCATCTTCACGCCAAGTTGAGTTTTGGTTCCAGAGAAGCCAGTTCCAACAATTTGCCCTGCCCTACCTCTCATGGCACACATCAGAACATTGGGATACTCTAAATCGTAGTTCAATGTAGCAGCAATACTATCACCAATATCGTTGACTTCTACTAAGATATATGGTAAATTATATTCCTTCGCTACTTGTAAGATTACCGAGGGAAACAGTACAGGTTTAATCTCATTATTTCTGTACTTTGCCACGATCTTATACGGCAATGTGGTGATATCAAACACGACAAAAGCACTGTAGTCGCCACCAATTCCTCTTGCAACATCAACAGTAATAATGTATTCGTGATCTTTTTGTACTCTTTCGTGAATATCAAGTCCTGCATTGGATGTAATTGGGTCAGAAAATGGTATGTTTTGAAGCTTGGATGGACTGATAAGCGTATCAGCAGAACCAAGGAAATCACATTCAAACTCTTGTGCGAACTGTCTGGCAGATGTATTCTTGAGTGTCTCTTCTTTCCATTTAGCATCTCTACCAGGAACTTGAGACCAATGAACCTCATTCATTACATAACCATTCTTTCCGTTCTTAGCATCCATCCACATCTTGTAGAAGTGGTTCATGCCATTCGGCGTTGAAATGATTATGACTTTTGTGCTCTTACCAGAAGTAATAGTAGGATAAACAGAGGCAAAGAATTGCTCCGCAACATGGTTTGGAACGAAAGCGAATTCGTCGAGGAACAAGATATTAAAAGACATGCCTCGGACAGCAGACGCAGATGTAGAAGATGCCAGAATTTTTGATCCATTTTCAAGTTCGACATTACCTTTGTTCCAAACAACTACACCGTGCTGCATCCACTTTGGTAAGTTCTCATAAGCAAGTTGAAGTCTGCTTAAGAGTTCCCTTGATGTGGAAGCCTTGTTAGCCAGAATGCCAATATTAACGCTATCAAAGAATATTGCGTAATAAAGCAGATAAGCAACAACCGTAGTGGATTTTCCGGTTTGTCTTGGGAGTTTTGCGATGTTAAATCTGTTTTCATGGAAATCTTCTAAGATTTTTTTTTGAAAATCATACATCTCAAACGGCACCAAACCTTCATCGAGTGAGATGATTTTGATATAGTTGACAGCAAAATATACCGGATCACTCTTACATTTGATCCATTCGTTAATTTGCTTCTTAGTGAAGTTTATGGGAGTTCCTACTTTCTTTAAATTAGGATTACCCAAATAGACATCATTAGTCGCTGCCACAATAAAACACAGTCACTACTTGATATTTAGGGATGGTCTTCTTCTAACTCCTTTAATCTTTTCTCCCAAGTAACTCCGCCTTCTTTACCACGGCAAGGATTGATACAAGTATCATCTCCCAATTTATTACAAACTAAACCAGCAAGATCAAGTTCGTTGCCAAGTTTATTTGTGCCAGTCCAGTAGTGCTGCCCGTCAATCCAATTGGCACCACACTTAGGGCAAGTCTTTGTGTTCATTTTTCATACTCCTTGAGGAACTTTTTGAAATCGGTTGTATCTCGTACAAGTTGCCTCTTGAGTTTCCAACCCATCCATTTCATCTGAACCCGAATAAACGCATAGCGCAATTGGAGATCAGCATAAGCAAAGAGTTTCATAGTCTCTTCGACCCCAGCATATGCCACCAAGATCGCAAAGAAGACAACAATAAAATAAGTTCCGTACATATGTAACTCTTAGCCACATAACATTATAAGCTATGTAGGAAAAAATAGTGTTACAATATGTTAAGATTTAATAAGAATAACTTTACACTTGTATAAATTACTCTTCCTCTTTTTTTCTATGGATGTATTGAATGCCCAGAATAGGAACTACAATAACTCCAAATCCGCATAATCCTAACCAGATTTGACTTGATGCTAAATGTTCAATTAGGGTAAGCATGTGTAAGACCCCAGTAAATAAAAAATGCTATAGTAGAAAAAATCACTATAGCATTGAAGATTGTATTATTCATCGTCCGTGGAATATTGTTCCAAGTATGTTTTGAGTTTCCCTACAAGTTCATTGTATTCATCCCAAATATATTCTGATCCAGTAGTATCTTTATACAGTTCACAGGCAAGAATAAGCCTAACTATATCCTCTTCTTTCAGTCTCATTGTCATTTGAGAAACCTCAAAACTAATTATAATAGTCTGATTTTTATCGGCGGGTTTATGTCAGCAATTCCACTTTTTTAGGTATGTATAAACACGCAAAGCATACTCACTACTATCACCAACATTTCCCAAAGCTAAATTACAACCATAGCAAAGTAGTTCTCTAACCTCATTTGTCTTGTGGTTGTGATCTATTACTGGTCTTTCATTATAATTATCTGATCCGTCTAAAAGTTGTTTTTCACAGATAGCGCATTTTGATGTCTGTGATGCCAATAAACTATCATACTTTTCCAAAGTAATACCATATTTTGATGGCAGGTTATATTTTCTTACATGTCTTTTAGCACAACTTCTACAAGAATAATGTAATCCACTTTTTTGTGATTTGTTTTTATTATATTCCGATGGTAATTTCCACTCTCCACAAACAGAACATAACCATTCTCCATTTTGATTTGGAGATTTCCTTTTATTTGGTTTGATAGACCCTAATTTAGCAGCCATTTATAAACAGCAATAATCTATAACTATTTATAAAAATTGTTATTTATAAATTGCTATTCATCAACAAGCCCACGCCCTCAAACTTTTATTGATCCTGCTATCTGGATCTCTGGCAGTTTTCTTAGAAGTTAATTTCTTTTTCATTCCCCTCATACGTGAGCAAAATGACGCCCTGCGGGGATTTCCAACTTTCTTTGAAGGTGCCTTAAGGTCGCTTCCAGGATTAGCTCTTTCATATGACTTTCTACCTTTCTCGTTAAGACCGCCATTTTTGTTTTGACCCTCCTTACGTGTCCAAGCAGCTTCGTCTAATTCTACTTCTTCTCTCTTTATAGATTGAATAGGAACTGCGAAACGGTCCCATGCTTTCTCGCCATAGGAACACTCACTTCTGGTCTCTGGTTTTTGACAGAGCTTACAGAAACGCTTTTCTTCCTTCTCTTTTTTCTTTGCTTCTTCAGCAAGGTGTCTGATTTCTTTAAAGTTTTTCATTTTATTACTCCGCTAAAAGAAGAATATCAAATGCTGCTGTATAGCGTCCGTTGTTTGATCTGGTTGTCATTCTTACATCAATATCAGATTTCTCTGGAATTCTAATGGGGAATGAAAATTCATAATCATATTCTCCGCCACTTGAAACTTCAAATGAGTGACCAATTCTGAATGCTGTTTGACCAAAGTATCTTATAAACATACTTCCAGTTCCATCAGCACCTGCTTGAGAAGTGCTAACACCTTTATAGAGATATCCAGTTTTACCAGCAGGGATAGTGTAGATTGCCATAAGAGTTTGCCCCTTGGTGGCAGTAATTCTCAAGACATCAGATCCATTTTTGGTGAAGGTAATATCTCCAACATTATTAGTTCCAGTTGAAATGTATGCTCTAAAGACACGGCGGAACTGAACTGTTCCTGATACAGTTGCTGTGCTCGATAAAGTAAAAGTTTCTGACACTTCGTTGAAGTCGTTATCTAATCCAATAACTGTTACAACCTTGCCAGCATCAGAAGCATTGGCAATAGCAGCAGTAATTATCCCAGCAGTATCAAAGGCACTCCAGGGATAAACAGTGTCGTTCTTATCCCAGATAGTTCCAGTTGTGTTTTGTGATAGAGCGGGGACAGCACCAAACTTGTGAATAAACGAAGCTCCACGGACTTTACCCATGGAAACATTTAATCTAAAGTTGTCGTCCCAATTGAATTGTGCCATTATGCTAATACTGCGGTATTGGTTTCATCATAACGTTGATAATCAGCAGGAGTTCTAACGGTATTGTCATAGTTCCTTGCTTGAAATGTCCCAGGTGTTCTCACAGTATTGTTTGAATTCCTGGCAACATAATCACCGTTGAAATCTTTGTATTGAAATGCCGTCCAACCCTCGGTACTATTGAATACATCAATAGTAGTTGAAGCAGGTTGTGTTACTAATGGATCACAATTTATGTCATTTCTGACATAGTTTGTATTAGTTGTTGGAACCGACATTTTCCGACCACATATATTTTATTTATTTCTATGAAATCCTTCCGGTTCTGTCGCATGGATCCAATCTTTTAATGATCTAACGTAATCTCTTAATTTTTCTGCTTGAATTTCGTGAAACCTATCGCCGGTTTCTATGTAAATTTGTGTGTGGAGATCTGCGCCATCTAAACACCTCTTAATGATAGGGTTCCACGGTTCCCTAAACGAGGTATTCCATTCGCGTGGCATATAAAGTTGTCACAACGGTAACAACTTATTTATCTTTTGTTGCCACCCATCTGTTTGAGCATCTTCTGTAGCTCTGTGGTGCTGCCAACAAACATCGCATTGTTTGTAACATTTGTGACTTTCTTATTCTCGGTATCCAGATCTTTCATTTTCTTCTGAAGATCTACAAGCTTGTCAGTCATGTCTGCTACCTGCTTCATGGCGTTCACAGCGACTTCATACGCTCTTGGGTGCCCACTCTCCTGTGCGACCTCTAAAGCGCCTTGTACCGCCTCCTGACCCTTGCTGATGAGGTTGTATAATTCTCCTCTCGTATATTCATAATCTTTTAATCTATCTTGAAGAGGATCAATGCTTTCAACGACCTCTTTTTTTGGCAAGCATTCAACATCCTGAACTTCAATGTTCAGAATGTTTTCCATGTTCTTTTCTAAGTCTTCCATAATTAATAGATCGTAATACCTTCATTAAATCCAAAATCATCATCGGCAGTTACAATTGCTGTATCAGCCGCATCTACATCATTATCACCATCAAGGTCTGTAGTGGCAACAGGAGTATATGTTCTGGTAATTGCTCTTCTGTTGACAGCAGCATCACCAACGGTCTCGTGAATGATTGCCTGCCTGATGATGTCAGAAGTGCTGTATGGACCATAGAAGTATGTTCTGGCAGTAAATCTTAAAGTGTAGACAATAAATCTACGCTGCATGTAGTCATCTTCCCACTCATCTTCATACGAGATATCATTTAATACGATGGCAACATCTTTCTTTTCATTCATATCTGGGATCATATTCAACGTCACAGAAAATGATGGTTGGAAATATGGAATGATTTGTTCAACAATTTGTAGCGCATCATCTTGTGACTTTGCGATGATACCAAGATCAAAGTTCATGTTATAAGGAACAGGAACATACTGAACTCTGACTTCATCACCATCATTGTTGATGACTGTCTTATACTTTTGAATTGGAGATGTTTTACGGGAAGCATCATATTCAATGCCAGTCATCTCAAAATATAAACGTGGCAATGTGATCGCTACCTTTCTGCCAACCTCTGGATTTTGTTCTAAGCGAGCAAGAAACTTTTGCTTTGGACCATAAGCCAAAGGAACTTTCTCTTCCTCTAATACATCACCGTTTGCTGGATTTTTCTTTCTCAGTGTGATGTTGTTAAAAAGAGTTCCAAACGCAATGATGTTCTTGCGCGTGATTTCGTTGTAAAAATGAGATCCTAACATCAGATGCTACCTGTATAATTTCCAAATTCACCAAATGGATTTTTTTCAGTCCAATTTATGATATTATCAGCTTCGTCTTCAATTTCTCTATTTTGATCGTATTCGCTGTTTGTATTATTTAGAGTGTCAAATGATCCAAGAACCCATACAGCATTACTATCATCGCCAGTAATTGTTTCAGTCGTTACAAAACTTCCAGTTCTATTGATGACCTGAAGAGTTCTGGTAGCAGCAGTCCAAGACTTAACAGTAGCTACTGTATTGCTTGTTCCGCCAGTGACCAACTCACCCACAGTAAATGTTCCAGTACCACCTGTATTCATTACCAACGATATCGCAGAACTGAATAGTGTTTCTATCTCATCAATATCAGCAATACCGGTATCAATGAGATCATTTCCAACCTCATAGATCTCAGCAGTTATAATCAGAAACTGAATTTTACCAAACTGATAGAATGGAGTTTCTCTTTCTACAAATTTGATTTCGTAGATATCTTTTGTGAGAGGGAAATACAAAAGATCTCCTTCGTTTGGTCTTCCAGGAACAGTGAGCGTTGGAGTGTATTGTGCTTCCGCCTGGTCCCATCTTCTGGAAGAAACAATAAATTTTACTTCATCAGTAATACGAATGCCAAACTTACTGATGAATTCTGATTGAGCACCAAAACCTTCTACATTCTGTAGAAGCATCTCTACTTGAAATTGATCTTGATACTTAGAATAGATAACATCATCAAGTGTGTTATCTCTAAGAATAGTCCTCGGCAGATAATAGATATCTGTTCCGAACAGCTTGATCTGTTCGTCAGCAAGATCCTGTGCCAGGTTCTGTTCTCCTGGGTGACCTTGATAGTAGGTAGGAAAATAAGGACTGGTAGGCATCTTATCCGATCATATCCATAGGTGGTTCGGCATACTTACTGAGGACTTCACTCTCTATCTTTTCAATTTCACCAATCGCATCCTCATACAACTGCCTACCATTTAATGTTAATCCACCAGGCAATTGAACATTATTATATTTGATGAGGTTCTGCCCCCACTGCTTTTTCATAAGGGCAGTGGCATAACGCTTCACAAACATATCATTGTACATTTCAGTAGCATCATTTGGATTGACAAGACGGTGTGCTTCAATCAACAACCACTGACCTTCTTGTAGAAAATCCTTATCCACATCAAGATACAAACGATCACGACGCATCGTGTATCTAAACTGTTGAAATGATCCATTGTTCAAAACCATATCCAGAGTTTCCAGATATTGTTTTGTCATATAATAATTCAGAATGTCAAGTGATCCAAAAGCATACAGGTCATTAAGGAAGATCTGATATTCAATACCAAATAAATTACTGCGAATGCTATTTCCAACCACTCCAAACACTCTGCTAACACCCACGACATGATCTGGAATTGGAATATAATTTGTTGCCTCTTCCCAATTTGTAGTTCCATTTGTGGTTGTAACTTCACCTTCTAATCTTGTCTTATCATCAGCATTAATTTCGTGTCTTAAGTAGCAACGCTCCATACCGTTATAGCAGTTCTCTTGGAAGAACTGAATAGTATCATCAATAACGTTACTGACCTGCTCATCATCAATGTTAATCTGAAGGACAGGTTCACCAAGCTGCCTCTTACAGTATGTGATGAGTTCAGTTCTTGAGCTTGGTTTTGCCATTAGACACAAAAAATCCCTTCATACCTATTTAGTAAGAAGGGATTTGAGATTACTCTGCTACTACTTCAGTAGGAGTGTCTTCTGCTTCTGGTTCTTCTAGAAGACTTAGAGTTTCTAGACCACCTTGTAACTTAAGCTTGTATTCTCTTGCTTTAGTCAGGTTTTCTTCTAGTTCAGCAATTTGCTTATCAGTGGTAGCAATTTGCTCTTCAAAGTTTTTCTTAAGTGCTGCTGGATCCATAGTTATCACATGTAATAGTGTGTAAGATTATTTATTTAAATATTCAACCACTTCTTCTAAAGTACCCTCAATTATTATAGGAGAACGATCTTCCAGTAACGTGGTAAAGATTTTACAATAGTTTTTACCATCTTTTGGATCTATACCGCCATCTTCAATTTTTGTAATGTGATTTTTATTAAAATAAAAGTTATTGATTAGTTTAAACATATTTTTAAATGGTAATAGTAATATCAGATCCTGTAAATAATACAGATGTCCAACTTCCACCTGCTATTCTATAAATAATCGCTCCATTTTCTCCATTATAACCAGATGGACCACCTTGATTTATCAATCTAAATGCTCCACCATAACCGACATTACTTCCAGGATAATTTGCGTCACCAGTTCCTGTTGGCATTCTCATTGATCCATAACCTGGAGTACTTCCATTTCCCCATGCTCCATATGTTTGTAAACTGAATATATGAGAAACATATTCTATTGGTGTAAGATCTGAATTAATTGGAACTGTTGTTATTCCAGATTCTCTAACAAATGCAGATCCAGCACCCCCGCCGCCACCAGACCAAGAATCTCCATCATTAGAACCAGAACCTCCACCCCACCAACCTCCGCCGCCACCGCCGCCGCTACCCCAGGCATTTCTATAATGAACGGCATTGCCACCTTGTAAAGCAGATCCAGCAGCACCATCTCCAGATCCAGACGAAGAATCTCCACCAACTCCACCAGCACTTGTAGTTCCACCACCAGCATTTGCTACGTGATAACCATAAGATCTTCTACCAGCATTTCCTACTCCATTAACATTATTAATACCACCACCACCATTCGCTTCATCATTGGAGTTAGCTGGATAACCAGGACCACCTCCCCCACCGCCTCCACCAGGAGCAATTACTAAGGCATTTGCTTGTGATTTAGTGCCAACAAAAACTCCAGAATATCCACCACCTCCACCTCCTGCATCATATGTTGAGTATGTACTATTTCCTCCACCGTTATAACCACCTAAAGCATCAGAAGGGTTGCCACCAATTAATCCTCCTCTACCACCTCCACCAACACTTAATAATAATGAAGTTCCAGTAGCAATATTAAAAGAAGCAGTTACAAATCCACCAGCACCACCTTCTTTAACATTGTAAAAAGTATTAGTGTGATAACTAGTTCCATTTCTTTGCTGAGATCCAGAACCACCTCCAGCTCCCCATAGTTTAAATTCTACTAATTTTTTTCCTCCCCCGCCAACATCACTCCATTGACCAGAAATATAAGCTTGTATGGATTGCTTTTCACTATTATAAATCATCAACCCTTCAACTCCAGAAGGTCTATTTGAATTAGTAAATGATGGTAATTTTAAACCATTGGTAAGAGTTACTGTACCAACATTTATGTTAGACATATCGTAAAATTTTTTAAGTATTTATCTTAATACTAAAGTTATACATCCATTACCGCCAGCAAATCCATTTGCACCTCCACTTCCATATGGAATTACTGGTCCAGTTGGTCTAGTTGAGTCTGGATTTGCTGCGTCACCAGGAGATCCACCAGTAAAAGTAGAACCAGAAGTTACTGATGGAGATACGTATCCAGATCCACCACCTCCAGCTCCTGGACCAACTTCAGTACCACCACCTCCTCCATAATATCCACCGCCACCGCCAGCACCAGGATAAGTATTCCAACGACCATTACCACCCTGTAAAGCTGATCCAGATTGAGCAACTCCTGGACCACCACCAACACCACCAGAACTTTGGGAACCTCCAGCACCACCCCTACCAGTAGCATTGGAAGCGTTTCCTCCAGAAGATCCACCACCACCACCACCAAAAGCAGTATCACCAGATCCGCCCCCGCCTCCTCCAGCAATCATGATGCTATTAGCAAATGCTACAGTACTGGTAAAAATTCCACTAAATCCTCCACCACCAGCAGCGTCAGCAGTATTGCCAGCTCCTGCTGCTGGTTGTCCACTTTGACCTCCTCCACCAGGAGTTCCTGCTGATCCAGTAGCACCACCACCGCCTCCGCCGCCAACTACAAATTGGTATGTAGTTCCTGGATTTAAAGTAAAAATTCCTTTAGTGTAACCGCCACCGCCTCCAGTTATTCCAGAACTTCTTTGAGTTCCACCCCCACCAGCACCCCAGAGATAAAATTGGAAAGTTAAAGATTGTGATGTGGTAATAGAATATGTACCTGGAGTTGTAAAATTATAAGAACTACCAGTGGATGAAAATTCTATATTTGAACCATTTGCTAGAATTGTCTTTGGTATAGTTCCTGCTATAGATACCCAAGGAGAAGTGCCACCAACATAAACATCTATATTATTAGTTTGTGTATTGAAACCAGTATATCCAATACTAATATTTGTTGCTGGTCTAGTACCAGTCGTCCAAGTTGGGAGTTTGAAGATATTATTTAATAATAAACTATTTACATTAACAGTATTAATAGTTCCAGAAGAAGAAAAATTACAAACTTCCGAACCAGTTAAACTTTGTATAGTATCTAATTTTATAATTCTAGGCATAATTTAATTATTGAGAGAAATTAGAAGAATTATAAACTTGTAAAACTTCGGCGTCTGTTAATATTCTTTCGTAAACAACTGCTTGATCTATAGAAGTTGGAGCAGCATAACCACTATAAGGATAGTGAGCTCCAATATCACTACATCTTGTATACGTTTCATTAATTGATACAGAAGTATATGTATTTGTTAAAGCTCCATTAGTGTATATTTTTAAAGTATTTGCGGTAGTCATAGAAAAAGCAATATGTGTCCAACTACCAGTATTTACTAACGATCCTTGATAAGCATTTCCAGAATCTCTGAATTCGCATCTTCCACTACTAATACCAAATCCCCCATAAACACTTCCCCTAATATCTCCAAATAGAGGAACAGCTGGACCATATGTTTGTGGAGCAACAGTTTGAGTGCCTCTATACCATATGCAAAAAGTTAAATCTGTAGATGTTCCAACAATAGGCATCTGATCAATACGGAAGAAATTATTATTTACAGATCTTCCAGTATCACTAAAATATCCAGATTCGCCTACTCCACCACTAGTAACAAATGTTCCTGCTGTTCCATTTGGTTGTGAAATAGTCCAAGTACTTCCTGGCAATAATCCTCCAGATGAAGAATCAAATGTCATAGCAATTCTATAACCAGTAGGTAAATTTGGTTTTGACGCATTGGAAAAAACAACCCAAGCAGTTCCATTGTAAACTTCTACTTGATTTGTTTGAGTATTAAATCCAGAATATCCAACTTGTAAATTAGCAGTTGGTCTTGTGCTTGTTGTCCAAGTTGGAAATTTTATATTGTTATTAACCAACAATGAATTAACAGAAATTTGCTCAACACTTCCATTAGAGTTAAAAAGAGCTACTCTATTTCCAGTTGGTGATTGTAATTCATCTATTCTTAGTATGCTTGCCATTTTTACTCAAACTTAGATACGTTAGTTAATGACCAAGAATTTCCCTGGCATAGTTTTTTGGTAATATTTAAATTTTCTATACACTCTTTAAAGAATGACAACTCAAAAATATTGTCAACGTTTTCCGATTTTAAAACAATATCAATAATATCTTTAACACCCTCTAGTGTATTAAATTTCGTATTAACTTGATAAAAATCTTCTTTGTATGAGTATCCAGAAGTACTGTCTTTATAGTAAACAGATAAATTGTATTTAAAAGAGATGATAAAATCATCTTTTAAATTACATTCAGTGACTACAAAATTGTATTCAATGTTGTTTTCCATTTACTTCTGTTTCTCCTGTATAAATTTTGAAGCTAGAGTTATTCTAAATGGTGGGGCATCATGATTTTGAGATTTTGCTGAATGTGGAATAGAAGAATCAAAAATCACAATTCTTCCTGGAACAAATGAACAACAATGAATTATCTCTTTCCTTTGATCATCATAAAATAAAGTTTCTCCTCCCCAATCAGAACTCCAATTTCTATTTACATAGTACAGTAGTGTTATTCCTTTAGATTTGGAAAACTCATCAACATGAATTAAATGTGTATCACTGTGTATACCCAAATTTAAGTATGATCGCCAATGATTATATGTATCTTGTGGAATTAAATCTTTTAATAAATCTAATCTATCACCAGAAAATATGTTTTCTAAAATATAATCATTTTGTTCCAGAGGACATCCCAATCTTTTATTTGTAAGATTTTGAACCTCTGCCTCACTTGAATTATATATTGAGTATTTATGATTGATGGCGGAAGCGTATATTCCAGAAATTTCTGAAAACGTAAACAAATCATCAACCATTATTATTTTTCTTTGATCATCAATATCAATATTTTTCAAAAACATAAATTAACTGGCAACGTTTCCAACTGGGTATAGTATAGCATAGTAATCTCTCAGAGATTGTACTTGAGCATCTGTTAATGCTACGTTAAATAAAACAGCATCTAGAACATACCCAGTAGTTGTCCATGAAGAACTATCTACTCTTCTTGTGTTACTCATCCCAGAAATAAGAATACTAGCTCCATAAGTCGGACCAGCACCAATACTAATTCCACTTATTGAACCATTGTAGAAAGGTCCTGAAGTTTTACCTTTCCAAGATTTTTGAATATTTTGTGAAGCATTGGTATTTACGACATTAACATATTGATTAATTGTCGCATTATCTCCACCTGGATCCCCAGCAATAGCACCACCATCATTGTCATACCAATGTTGATATGTAGAATTAGTCCCCCATTGAGGGTTGCCCCATCCAAACAATCCACCACCAACTCTATCGGGGATACCTGTGCCTGGTCCTTGGTTGTGACCAGAAAAAGATGGGCTATAATTTGTTGTACTACTTGCTGATGTTCCACCACCATAAACATAAGCAACTGTCCATAGTGGATAAGAACTAGCAGGACAGAAATTAAAATATGCTGCTGATTTAAATGCTAATCCACAAAATCCACTGAAATTTGCTGCTTTTTTTCCACCTTGAGTTGTAACAGTAACATTGCTACTAAAATGAGAAGAAGTATCATTGATTAAATCATAGGTTGATCCATATGATCCATTATTTTTCCAAAAATTTGAAGAATTTAAAACTGTTCCATCTGAATATGTAGTTAAATCAGATGCTTGATAATGTAAAATTGGAGTTACACCAACAGATTGAGATAATGTTTTTGTAACAGATGACCCAACAGAAACCCAACCATTTGTGGATCCTGTATAAATTTCAGTGACTTCTACTTGTGTATTATATCCAATCATTCCAACTTCTGGAGTTCCTGGTCTCGTAGCAGTGGTCCAAGATGGAACCTTTAATGTTCCATTTGCTACTAATTTTCCATATGTTTCAAAATTATGTCCAGCAGGAACTCTGACTGTATTACTATAGGCAGAAATACCTTGAATGTCGCGTACAGATAAAATACTCATTTTATACTATGCTCCAGGAAGCTCCGTCTTGAATTGTTATTGTATATCCATTATTTATGGTCATTGGTCCAGCGGTCATACAGTTAGTATTTGCTGGAATTGTTATACTTTCAGCAATTGTGTTTCTATTTGCCTTAAACACACCATAAGTATCCAACCACTGTTTATCGCCATTGGCAGAAAGAATACCAGTAGCATTAATTGTGCCACCAACATCTAACTGATAAGAAGGAGCGGTAACGTTACCAATACCAACTCTAGAATTTCTGTAAATGTGAGTACCACTGTCATTTGTAGAATTTGTCCATCTGGAAGTTACAAATGGTAGATTATTCTGATAAACAGTACCATTAATATTGATGTTACCTTCTACGTTTAATTTGTAAGTAACTGTAGATCCAGTTGCTGTGCTTGTAAATGTAGTTGTTCCAATACCGACTAGACTGCTTGTTCCAGAGATAGCAATCGCTGGTGTTGTTGCCCAAGTACTTCCGCCAGCAGCAGTAGAAGGTGTAATCTCAAAAATATCATTAGCAAGTAACTGGTTGCCAATTCTAAAGTTTCTGAAACCAGAAGCACCAAGGAACAACATAGGCGCTCCAGCATTGCTTGTTGCGCTTCCAATTTGAATATTTGTAGTTGCTAAGAATGAGGTTGATTGAGTAGTTCCAGTTACAGTTAATTTATTTGTTGGGTTTAAATCAGCAGCACCAATACCAACATTACCATTCCATCCAATAACTAGTTTTGTTGTTGGGGCGGAAGTTGTTGTGGCATCATCTAAAGTTTGGAATACAATTGAAGTTCCTCTTGTTGTATTAGTAGATTCATCATTAATTTGATGTAAAATTCTACCAAGAGTTCTTTGTGTAGTATTGTTATATGTAGAACCTCTAAAAACAATACCTTGACCAAACCCACCAAATTCTACAGCTCCTGTATTTTCGGATTCTATAGTTAATACATCTAGTGGAGTTGTTCTTGCTGTATTATCTGTTCCAGATACAGAAGCATAGGCATGTAGAGAAGTTACTGGGGAAGTTCTATTAACACCAACTCTGTTATTTGTTGAATCAACAAATAGTGTTCCACTGTCAACATTTAAGTTGGCACTCATGGTTACGTTTCCAGTAAATCCAGAAGTACCAGAAACACTTAGATTGCTTCCGGCGCCAGTCAAGGTTAGCGAACCAGTCATGGTATCGCCTGCTTTAAGGACGTTACCAGAGGCGTTACCAGTTAAAGCAGCAGTGATAGTACCAGCAGAGAAGTTACCAGAAGCATCACGAATAACGGCAGTAGAAACAACGTTTGTGCTGTTGAATGTTACGTTACCAGAGTTCCAAATAGTATTACCATTAATAGTAAATCCATTAGCACTAACAACCTTAACATCAAGAGTACCACTAGCAGTTGATCCATTACCACCAGTAGCTACGATAGCAGCATTATAGGTAGCAGCAAGGGTTGATGAGTTGAAGTATAATCCAGGTGAAGATGCCTGACCATCTTTTCTACCAAGTCTTAGATTGGCAGTTCCACCATCGCTTTCAAGAGTAGCAGCAACAAATGTACCATCAGGAATTCCATTGGCATCCGCATCCAGATAAGAAATACTATAATCTCTGATTGCTTTTTTGTTGCTAGCAGTTCCGATTGAAACAGCACCAGTAAAATTGCCAGTTGTTAATGTGCCAGTAATAATTGTGTAATTATTAAACACATCGTTTGTATCATTATTTACAGTAACATCTGTAATAGAAATTGTTCCAGTTCCCTGATCATTTGAATTATAAAGATTGACTGTTAAACCAGGAAGGAATGGAGTTGTTGTTAGTGTTTCATCTGGAATATAAATTCTATATCTTGGTTGACCAGTAAACGAAACAACTCTTATTGTATCCTGAAAATCTTTTTTGGTTTGATAAGATGGTAGACGATTATCACTTAGAATACCATAGTTCATATTAATGGCATTCTGGAACCAAGTGCCTTGTCTATTATCAAGTCTGTCGGCATCAAGATTTGTTCCTGGACCATCATTTAAAGATGTCCAGACTTTTGCCCAGGATCCGAAAGCATCTACAGCAGTTCCAGATCCACGCAACCACATATTATCATTATCTGTGAATGCTAATTGCTTCACACCACCATCAACGGTAAAACCAGATCCTCCTGGTCTGATGGTCATAACAAGATTTTTTGTACCTCCATCAGATAATCCGTTGGAAGCATTATTTCTCGTATCAGCAACAATACCAACAGAGAAAGCATTTGGAGCTGGATTTGAAGTTGGGTTTGTGGTGTTTGAAATGAGACGTAGTGTATTACCAGACTGACCAGAAATACTAATGTTATAAGTACCAGAAAGTCTATCTACTGATAGAGTACCAGCATTCATATTTGAAGCGTTTAGATAATATGCTCCCTGTGATCCATCTAATAAATCAGCATCCAATCCACTATCAGCACCAGTCTTTAATCTTACTGAACCATTGCCTGCTAGTCCAACTTCAAATTGAGATTTTTTAAATCTGGCTACACCAACAGTACCAAATTCATCTGCGTTAACAGTAGATCCTTCTCCACCAGCTCTTGCGATATCTAATGAAGTATTGGCATACTGTTTATTAATTGTGCTTATCTTTGCTGCTAAGATTAATCCAGATCCACCACCAAGTTCTGCTGGTGCTGTTGAAACATTAAAATCTGCTGAATAGTTTATTCCTCCACTTGTTACTGTTATTTCGCTAACAGATCCGCTGCTTACAATGATATTTGCTTTTAATCCAGTTCCTGTCCCTCCAGTTAATGGAATATCAAAATATTGACCATTAGTAAATCCTGTACCACCGTTCGCAATAATAACAGAATCAACAAATGAACCTTGAGTGAAAGTAGATTCAAATACTAATGGAGACTGACCTCGGTTAAATTCAATAACAGTACCAACTGGTAATGTAGCAGTCAAAGCATTGCTCAAAGTTACTGTAGTTAAACCAAGAGCAGTAGATACAGCATTAACTGTTGTATTTTGCTGAATGCCAGTAATGTTTGCTACTACGCTATGTCCTACTAAAACATTTGAATTTGTTGTAAATATTAGTTGACTTGAAGCACTTGATGCTTGAGTGTACAACTTAGCAAAATATCTTGTTTCGGCACCTTTTATGGATTGAACGACAGGAGCATATGCTTGATCTCCTCTTAAAAACGTAAATGAGTTAGCAGCATCAGAATTATTTGCTAGATTTGTTGTACTAATAATACCAGTAATATTATTAGATGCTACTGTAGTTGTTGATAGAGATACCCAGTTATTATTATTTGAAGCAGAAGTATTTACAACTCTATTAATATCAATAGTTTCTGCTGGTATATCACTTGACTGAATTGTATCAGTTTCTGTTATCTTGATATTATTTACAATATTTCCATATACTCTACTTTCAATCAACGCAACACCAGTTGCTTGTGTTCCAGCACCAGATGGAGCAGAGAATGTTACAGTTGGCGGAGTTGTATATCCTTTACCCCCTTTAAATCCATTAAAGGTTTGGATTGTAATAGTAACAACTTGACCATTAGCAATAGTACATGTTGCTGCCGCTGCTACAGCACCTGCTTGAGGAGATCCTCCAGTGATTGTAATTACTGGAGGAGCAGTATATCCAGATCCTGGATCTGTGATGTTAATCTGATAGACAACTCCTTGACGATATTCAGTTGCTTGAATTTTACCGCCAGAAAGACTGCCAGTAAATACATCATTGACGGTAAATTGTAAGGTTGGATCTACAGCAAAAGAAACAAACAAACTAGCATTATCATTATTCAGAATGAGAGAAGCAGAAGTATCTTGTTGAATCGCAATATCTCCAGCAAGAGCCCCTTCAATCGCAAGACGAGCTGCCTGATCTGCGACCGTATAAACGCTAAATGGTCTAAGTGGTGGGATCTGATCAATAGAGATCTTACCACTATCTGTAAGTTCTACAAGTGCTCTAGGAACAGCGTTTGTAGAATATGGTTTGTTGATATATGGACCAAGATTATTCGTGATGTAATCTCTAACTGCTTTCTGAGTTGGTAGTTTGGAGTCAGTTGAGTTAGCACCTCCAAGGGTATTGGAAGCATCAAAACCAGTAACAACAACTGATCCACCTTTTAGTTTTAGGAATTCAACTTCAGAAATTGTAACAGTACCTGTAAACGTAATCCTACCAGTTCTGTTTTCAATTTGTGCGAATGTGCCAACTTTGAAATCTCCAAGTTCATCAGTACCAGAACAATATACACGACCATATCCTTCTGAAACTTGTTCATTTGCTACATCTTTTACACCACCATTTTCTGGTAGAGCATTATAATTTGTACCAGATCCAGCAAATTCCCAAGTATGTGATGAAGAGTTAACAATAGATGGTCTATGTAATCTGATTGTTGCTCCAGTTAAAGATGAGTTTGATATTGGATTGCCAGTAGAAATAGATTTAAATTCTGCTGGAGTTCCAAGACCTCCTTCCAGAACAATTTTAGCACTCTCATTTGATACTGGCTCCACCGTATCAACAAAATATTCAACATCTGGATTTACATTTTCATATCCATCAATTTTTACGATATAGTGTTCAAGTGGTCGTCTTCCCAATCCTTCAATCGTGAACTGAGTTCTTCCAGCTGGAGTTGATGTTACATTACTAATAGTTCCAACGTCAAATGAATACGCAAAGTCATTAAAACCAGTTGCTCTTAGAGCATAGATACCAAAGTTAGTAGCAGAGTTTGTTACCGAAGCATAACCACCACTCTCGGCAAGAATACCATCTTCGCAGAAAATAACAAACACAGAAACCAACTGTACATAACCATCATTGATGATCTTGTATCCTGTTCCACCAAATGACACAATGGTGAATGCTGAAGCAACCATTGATTTGCCTTGATTTGGGAATGTAGCGGAACCATCAAGTTCTAGACCAGGGAATGGGCAGTTTGGTTGTTTTACTTTAGATCCATCTACAAGAGCTCCACTACCTCCAAGGAATGAAATTACGGAGGCGTTTTGTGTATAAGGTGAAGCTTCAATAATTGGATAATCATCATAATCTGAACGGGGAGTATAAATTACACCGTCTGCGTCATAAATTGTGCTATCTGGATATGTTACAATTCCAACTGTACTATACAAAGTACCAAAAGTTTTAGTTGTTGCTCCAGGAGCAATTGTTCCATCTAAAATATCTTCTAGAAGCGCAAATGAAGTTGTAATAGCTGAAACAATAGAGGCGCACTTATTAACATTTGGATCTACTAGAATAGTATTATCAGTGAATTTTGGAATTGGACTATGGAGAGTAGTATATACAGTACCAGTTCCATTTGTACCTGTCTTCCAATTTCTCATGGCAAGGATACAAAGATCTCTTACTTGATTAAAAGCATAGATTGTTTCATCTCTTTGTGCTTCTGGAATGCCAGTAAGTGCTGTACCAGTGAAATATGATTCGACAGCAGTAACAATTCCAGCATTGCCTCCCAGAACAAGATCTCTAAGTAGTCCATTAATAATATAATTGATATCTCTACGACACTTGCTTTCATTTAAGTTTGATAAACCGAGAGATGGGTATTGTGCTTTTGTAATACCATAAGCCTCATCAGCAATAAAATCTCTGTTTCTAGCAATTAGATAAGCAGCATCTAAAGTTGTACCACTAGCATTATTTGCTAATACATCAACAAATAGATATGAAAGTGTGTTGATAGCAGATGCTACGTTGGCACATGCTGGAGAAGCAATATCATCAATTACAGTTGGATCAAAATAACGTGTAACGGAAGAATATTCTGGAACATAAACTGGATCACTTGGAGTTCCATTTCCAGTTCTCCACTTTCTCATCGCATAGATTGCTAACTCTCTAGCATATTCAATAGCACGAACAGTTTGAGTAATTTCGTAATCTACAAGATCAATTTGTCCAGCAGAAATATATTTTTTAGCTGCTTCAATTACATTATAATTGCTTCCAAATTCTAAGTCCCTACAAACAGCATTCAAGAAGTGCCCAATATCTCTACGGCACTTAGCATCGCTTACTGGAATGTTGAAGCTTGGATATGTCTTTTGAGTTGTTACTCCATCTATAACGCAACTAACAACAATACCAGCAAGTCTTACAACGCTATCATCTACTAAAGAAGCAACTGGAATTGATGTTGTAATTGTTGCTTCTCCAGTAACAACATTATCATACGTAAATCCAGTTACATTATAAGTAGTACCGCCAAATGTTACTGTACCTCCACTTACATACGTATGTGCGAATGATGATGGTCCGAGATATATTTTAAATTGAACACCACTAATTCCATATACAGGGAAATATTCTCTCTTGAATTGATCATTGATTTTTCTTACAACTTCATCAGCGATAAAGTCAATATTGTTTCTAATCTGTAAGCAAGCATCTTGGTATCTTCTTGCTACTGGAGTTGCTACTGGAAATTTGTTTGGTGAGTTTAATAGCGAAAGAGTGATAGATTTTGAATATGACTTTACAGTAGCAAATTGACCAGGATCAAAGTTTGAAACAGTAGTTACTGTAGTTTTCTTTGGAATAACAAATCTTCTCGCTCTTCCATCAGCATCTTCGAGCACCTTGTAGATTCTTTGTTTTCCATTTAAGAAAGAAAGATCTGGTGATGATGTTGGAAGATTTGAAATAAAGATTTCCTGACCTTCTTTGAAATTGTGAGTATTCTGTCTTCCAACCAGAGCATTCGTATAGAAGACAATACCACCAAGATCTTCTGGTGTTCCGTAATCTCCAAAACCACCAGTAGCGACTTCTGGATCACCCTGCTTAGAAAAATCAATTCTTACAATAGGTAAGGCAGAAGTGATATCTTCATCAATATAAACAACCTCTCCCTCTGCTCGGATAGAACGAATGTCAGTAGAAATAAATTCGTATGCTGCTCTTAAGAATGTAAATACTACGGTTCCATTTGTAGCAGTTCCAGTGGTATGAGATGGAGCAGTGGATCCAGAAGTACCAGCAGTTGTTACAGTGTAAACATTATCACCAGTCCAAACTAATTGACCTAATGTATATGCTGTATTTTGAGCAAAACTTACTGTACCAGTACCACCATATTGGAATGTTTCACCAGCATTAAAGCTGCCACTGATAACACTAAAATCAACAGATCCTGCTATATAAGCACTTGCTCCTGTAGTGGTTGTAAAATCTACACCAGATATTAATCCAATCGCACCAGTGTTAACACCTTTTATTCTTTGTCCAGATGTTAATTGACTTAATCCTGTGTTTGTTTGGAATGTAGATCTAAATCTTTCTGGACCAAAAATTTGGTGACCAACTGGAAAATCAACTCCATAATCACCATTTGCTGTTACATCAATTTCAATACGCTGTTTATCATCAAAGACCATCGCGTAGTCCCAAGTAGCAACTGGATCACCATTAGAATCAACTTTATCTCTATATGTGACACCAGTTACATAGTTTTTATCTCCAAACTTAAAGATATGCTTACGTGGATTATTTGGTCTAATAATAACAAGACGTAAGTTATCACCGACAACCGAAGCATCTGGTGGAAGTGAAATTGGGTTATCCTCTACATAATCACCACCAGAAACAACAATTGTTTCTTTTACTCCTGGCGTTGTCCAGGCAATCTGAGCAGCTTTTTTAATCGTTCTAACTGGATTAACAGCAGAGCGACCATCATTTAAGTCAGAACCAATCTGCTCCGAGACATAGATACGGCCACCAACGTCATTGGTAGCAAGATTAAGAACGTATTCTGTGGTAGCAATTTTATCTGATTTGTCACCAAATGATGGAGTAATAGATCTTGGAAATATTCCAGATTGACCGCCTTGACCAAAATATGGTTGATTGACATCAACTGCTCTAATACCAATATGCTTGAATTGTACCTCACCATTTAATACAGTTCCATCTGTGTGTTGTGGTGGAGTTGTACCAGTAGTTCCAGTATTTAATGCTTGATAAACATTTGTATTGTGATAACGATATTGATTTTGCTGTACAATAACTCCAGAAGCCCATGGAGTACCACCAGAGTTCAAGTATGTTTTTAAATTTGGTGCTCTAAACTGAGCATCTGGAGTAACAAAATTATCAATATCAAGATTTAGAATTCTTGCCGTATCAGAAATGATGGAAGTAGATGTTCTGATAGCACCATTAATATCAAGTTCAAAATCAACAGTATCAAGAAAAGCAGTCGCAGCAGCACCTTGACCATTACCACCAGTGATAGTTACAGAAGGAGCAGTTAAATATCCTTTACCAATATTATCAACCAATATTGCTACAACTTTACCATCGCTAATTACAGCGGAAGCAAGAGCTTGAACTCCACCATTTGGTGGAGCAGATAGAGTAACAGTTGGTTGTAGACTATAACCAGAACCTTGAGCTGTTACTTCAATTCTATCTATTCTGTTACCAGTTCTATTAATACCAATGCGAGGCAAAGTAGTTACTGAGTCAAGTTGTGCTCTTAGAACCTCTTTTTCATTAGATCCAGAACCAGAACGAATTGTTAATTCATTACTACCGATTAGAGAAGGATTAGTAGCTTTGATTTGTTCTCTATCGGAATTAAACTGAAAACTCATTGTACTATCCAGCCTCTGCCGTAGGTTTTATTCTTTTCTATTTATCATCAAGTCCAAGTGATGCTTACTACTTTCACATAAACAACCCACTTGATATTAATTGTTGTACCTGCTCTTATTGTGGAGTAACTATATCTATTAGATGCTCCGCCATCGAATGGTTCAATTGTCCAAGATTGACCTTCTGGAATACTATCTTTAATAATAGTTGTCATTGATGATAATTCTTGAACTGCTCCAGCAGATCCTACAGAAACAGCACTTTCAATTTTTGATGATAAAGATCCTCCACCAGTATCATTTACAGCAACAATATTTGCTGTGATGAAATTAATTGTATTTGATGGTAATATAATTTGAGAACCAACATCATCCAGGGAAAGAATAGATGTATTAGTTCCTCTTAAGACATAATATGATGTTGAACTATCTTGATAAAAAGAATTTTTTATTTCTAAAGAATTCGCATTCTTGATATCTTTTTTATCATTAACTAATGTGGTATTTCCAACAGAAAATCCGCCAAGTGAATCTAATGTTTGTAAATTTGATGCCATTTTTACCTCTTGATGATGTTACTGATAACAGTCACTTTTACTACATTTCCAGTGGATAGAGAAGTATTGAGCGTGAATGTAACACGAACATTATTGCTAGCGTTAAAATCAAAAACACAAGAGATTAACTCAGCACCAGTCTTAACATTACCAAAATCAGTAAAGAATATATCAGTACCTTTATCTATAACAGAATATTCAATAAACTCTTTATCACCTGTGGTTTCATTATGAGCAATAATTTGTACTTTAGAAGAAGCATGTAATGCTGGATCATACAATACTGTATTGCCAGAATTAACAGTTCCACGAGTAAGAGTAACGTTTGTTGTTGATATCTTATAATCAGCAATTTCTAACTCTTTAAGTTCACTATCAAATACTTTAATACCATTATAAACACCAGTTCCAAATCCTAAGTTATAGTAAATATCACCAGTGTCACTCAATCTCAACAGAGGATCATTTGTTAATCCACTAGAAAGTCCAAGATCTAAATTATCTTTTGTTGTTGAAATAAAAGCATTTGTAGAAGATGATGTATCAATAGAAACTGCTAGGTTATTGAACGTAATTAAAGATGCGTCTAGATTTAAAGTGTTTGATGTATCAGAAGTAATCGTATCAATAGTATCTAATTGAATATCATTTGCGGTAACTCTCAGCGTGTTGCTTCCATTATTATAGAAGTATAAAATATTTTCATTAGAACCAGCAGAGAGTTCGGGAATAATATAAGTGTTTCCATCTACATCACGAACTCCTCCAAGAGAAGACCAGTTAGTTCCGTCATATCCTTCATACTGAGAGATCGTGGTGTTAAATCTAACAGATCCTTGAATTGGAGCTCCTCTCTCATTGATATTTCCAACTGGAAGAACCAAAGAAGTAGCAGCATCAATTGTAACTTTTTTACCAGTATTTGGTCTTAATTTTAAATCATTGATATCTGTGGAAATTTCATTGGTCTGTAATCTTAAATCTCCATTAATAACCAAAGATGTTCCACCATCTGGAGCAACACGAAGTTCTGAAATTTCTTCAAAAGTTAAAGGAGCAACAGCAGATATAGAATATCTTAATGTTGCTGTTCCATTTGCGAAATTGTTTCCAGTTGTATTTGTTGGTTCGTTTCCAGATGTGCCAGTTGTTCCACCAGTCACAACCTCATAAATGTTATTTCTATACTTAAGATACTGACCAGTTGTTACTGGTGTACTTGCTGTCCAATTTACATTCAATGGAGCAGAAAGATTTAATGATCTTACTTTTTTTACATTTATAAATTCTTGATATTCTGTAGTAAATCTTACAGTATTAATATTATCATTATAGAACCATAAACGATTATCATTTGATCCTATAGTTTGTTCTGCCGTAATGTAAGTATTACCATCAAGATCTCTTACACCACCAAGAGAAGACCACGAAGATGTCGTTCCGCTATATCCTTCATATTGGTTAGTATCTGTATTAAAACGGATAGATCCACTCTCTACTACGCCAGCTGCTGGTCTTTGTGCTGTTGTTCCAGATGGAATAGTTATAGCTGAAGTAGCATTAATTTTGGTAACTCTTCCTGTTCCTGGAGATAGTAAAATATTATTTCCAGCAGCAGAGGATATAGTATTATTTGTTATTGATAAAATATCGTTAATGTTAAGAGAATTTGTCGTTTTTAAAATTCCAGAGGTAGTAATGTTACCAGAAGAATTTGTTATCTGAACATTCGTTCCAACATTTAGATTTCCAGTAATATTTACATTTGAAGATGTTACAGATAGATTTGTACTAGATGATATAGATGACGTTGTAATTGAATTACTCGTAATTGTTGGAGATGTTAATGATCCACTTACAGAAACTGTGGATATTTCTGCGTCAGTTCCAATAAATTTTATTGCTGTGAATTCTCCAGTTCCAATATCTCCAGTTATTACATCAGAAGATTGTAATTGAGCTACCGATAAAGAAAAATCACTTCCAAACACTTTTGGATTATTTGAATTAATTGTAAGAACTGCTTCTTGATTATCTTCACCTCCCTCATTTTGGTGAGAATTTCCTTGAGAAGCACAATAATAATATAAATTTGGAGTGGTTTCTGTAATTTTAATTGTTAAAGAATCGCTAGATCTTACAACTCCATTTAAATATTCTACACCACGGAAGGTTAATATAGAATTTCCTGATGATAAAGGATTATTGCTTAATGTCACAACATTTCCAACTACAGATTGTACCGTAGTTCCAGAAACTAAAGATCCAGTACCAGATGATACTGTTACTGCCATTCCTGGAAGAATACCAGAAGCATTGGTTAAAGTTAATTGATTTGATGTAGTTAATAAAGTTACATCTATGTTTTCAATTAAACTTGGTCCCCATATTCCATCACGATATTTACTAAGAGAAAAAATATGACCACTGTTTGAATTATCTGAAAGATCAAATCTATAAGTATTTCCAACATATAAAGTTATATTTGGAGTTAATACTGGTCCACTTCCAAGATCAATGAAATATCTATATTGTAAAGCAGAAGCACTGTCAACTTGATAACCTAGAGTAGTTGTTCCAGGAACAATTAAAAAATTGCCAGAAGATATAGAATCAAAAGATAGCAATATTGATGTTACATTAGTTCCATCATCTTGTATATCTAAAATCTCTAAATTTTGCGTTGATGATACATCAGTTGCTGTTAAAATAATATTATCTGCTGGAGCAGTTCCACCAACAAGAGATCCAGAAATAGTTATCGTATCTCCAGAAGAATAATAATAACCAGAACTATTAATTGTAATTGATGTTATAACACCAAGAGCACTTCTTTGAATATTAAATGTAGCTCCTGTGCCACTCCCAGATGTTGTTGAAGAAATATTATTAAAATTTTGAACCTGTCCAGTTCCAGTTGTTTGTGTTATAGTAGTTTGATCAAATTGTAAAAGTTCTCCATCTTTTTTCTTTAAAAAATTACCAACAGTAAAAGTAGTCTTTGGTATTTGATTAACAAAATCAACTGAAACTACACTAATATTACTTACTGAATATTGAATTGGTTGTGTTAAATCTGAAGGATTTACCGTTAGTTCATCTAATAATGAATATCCATTTCCACCTGAAGAAATGCTAACCGAAGATATTTCTCCTAAATTTGATATTTGATATTCAAAATTATTAACAGGATCACCAAAAGGTGGAATAAATGACAAAATAACACTTCCAGCTTGTGTTGGTTGTTGAGAGAGTAAAACAGTATTTGATGTGGCATTAACAGAAATTACGGTTGTATCTGAACTTAAAATACCAGATCCAGAACTTTTTATTACACTAGATCCTGGTATAATATTCTGAGCAACAGCAGATGAAACAGTTATTTCTAAAGAATTTCCAGGAGAAATAAAATTTAAATTCGCACTTCCTGAAGATATTGGAGTTTGAGATAATGTAATTTGAGTAGAACCATTTACAGATATAACCGTTGTTCCTGGAGATAATTCTCCAGTGTCATCAATACTATTAAAAACTGCCATATTTGGCAAAATACCAGTAGTACTGCCAACAGTAATTGTCGCAGAAGAACTACTCAATGTAGTAGATACATTAGATACTTGAGATTTTAAATTTGTACTAACTCCAGTTATAGATTTTGGAAGTTCTAATACATCATTAACTAAATATCCAGTTCCTTTTGAATTAAAAGTAATCTCTTCTATAAGTCCAGGATTATTATCAATAGTAAAAGTAAATCCACTACCAAATCCACCAACGCTAGAAGAATTAAATGATAAAATATTACCTAATATGTAATTCTGTCCATTACTTTGAATTGCCACATTAGATACTTCGCCAGTATATGTTGGAGTATTTAAAGTATATACAAATCCAGATCCAGTTCCTTCAATATCACCATTATAAATTTGTAATGTGTCGTTTTGTTTATAACCAGTACCAGAAGATGTAAATTGTATAGCAGATATTACACCAGAATTGTTTACAGTAATATTTGCTTGTACTCCACTTCCGTATTTCCCAGCGGTTCCACTTACAATATTAATATTTGCTCCCATTCCATCATGAACTTCGCAATTATATCTGATTGTTCCAACGGTTGCCGTTGGTTTAATAATCAAATCAATTAAAGCTCCACTACTTCCAGCTTGTCCTTTTTGTATAACAATATAATCTGCTGTAGAGAGAGCTCCACCAGTAGAAGTTTCAAATACTATAGGATGACCAATATTTGATGCATCAGATATATCAAATCTGTATGTATTTCCTCTTATTAATGTAAGAACATCTTGGGTAACACCATCAATGACATATAGATTATCTGGAGGTGGTGTACCTGGATTTTCTATTGTTGTAACAACAAAAGTATCTGTTGGTGTATTAAGTAATGATATCGCTGGAAATACTCCAGCCTCATTTTGTGTGTATCCAGATCCACCTGAAGTAATTGTTCCACTAAGGATAGTTTCTCCAGTTATGGTAATATTTGCTGTAGATCCTGTTCCAGAACCACCAGTTAAAGGTACACTTGAATAAGTTCCTGGTATATATCCAGATCCATTATTAGAGATAAATCCTTCTATTCCTTCAATGTCAAATGAAACATTTGCTCCAGATCCACTACCATTTATTAAATCAATATTAGTAAAAGAACCTTCAATATAATTTGATCCACTATTGGTAATAGTGCCAGTAAATTCTGTTACTGTAATATCTACAGTGGCTTCATCTCCAGTTCCCCCAAGAAGAGGAATATTTGTGTATGATCCAGGATCATAATTAGTTCCACTATCAAGTACAGATAGACCACTTGATGTCAATACTGACTTCCTTATTATAAAATCTTTAAAATTATAAAACGCTGTTGGTGAAAAATCAGCAATTTTCTTGCCATCACTAACATATCCAATTGTATTATCATCTGATTTATAAATTCCCAATCCAGGATCAGAAACAAATGCTAGTGATGGACTCGTTCTGGTTCCATCTCCAAGCTTTAGATTGCCAGTTGAAAGATCACTACCGCCAGCAGTAATACTAAAAAGTGTAGATCCTATCTGATTAATCTTTTGCCTCTGCTGCTCAAAAGTATCAGTTCTAGCGACTTGAATTGCTGGCATTTTTAATTAACTCTCTAAGTAAAGTTTTGATCTCAGAAACTTCATTCTTCAACATATTTATGTCTTCTAATGCGGAACTGAGGTGTTTTGATTTACGTCTTGCTTCAATCGCAGAATTGTCTAAATTCACGATAGCACCTGTAGTTTCATCTCTTACAAGACCGTCGTGACCGGAGACTTTAGTGTAATTCATATGCGGAAATCAGAACGAAGCAACAGCACGAATATCCTGAATTTTTGGAACATATGCTGGGTCAACAGACTTCATAACAATCTTGATCGCAAATGACGAATATTCTGGTAGATTTGAAACACTATACGTGAACTCTTGATATGAAGATTGCTTCTCTGTGGCACCAGAAATTGTATTCTCGCTAGAAGCAATTTCCAGAATATCTGGTTCTCCATTTGAGTTAAAATATATCCAATCAATATCTTCAAAGTTTTCTTGACTTGATGCCTTCTTATATCTGTAAAGAACCTGAATGTTCTGAACATCCTTTACGTTAGCAGTCAAGCGAACATCAATCGCAGTTGCTGGATTATTGATTGAAATCTCTTTCGTTACATACTTAGCAACAGAAGAGCTATTCTTTGAAGTGTTATCGGAAACATAATCAATACCGTTTGTATAAGTAATTGTTTTTACTTCTAAGAATGAAGCTTCGTCGTTTGCTTGGTTTGGATACTTGATGAAATCACCAACTCTAAAAATATCAGAAATTTGATCCGCTACGACAGCATTGCGATTAAATGCCGCGTTGTCAATAATTCTTCCGAAGAAGTTATCTAAGATAGGTTGTACATCAACTCTTACAATCAACTGTTGTGTCTTATTATTCCAAACAACAGTTCTTCCGGTGATAATATTATCATATGTCTGTAGAATTACAGAAGGATTGCGAGCAACAATAGTTGAAGCATCCGCAATCGACACAAGAATTTGAGATGGATTGGAATCAATAACAACATTGGTTAGTGCTAATTGATTACCTAATGTTACTCCTTCTCCTCTTTGGAAGAATTGACTGGTCTTTACACGAACCCAAACTGTATTACCACTTACTTTAGCAATGGTTCCAGTAGCTTTTGTTGTTTCGCCTGTTATTGTCTGATTAGATTGAAGTTGTGTTCCGCCATTTCCCGACAGTTCAAATCTATAAACTGGATAGAATTCGATGATTTGATCTCTTCTACCATATCTATCTTCGGTTCCAGATGCTGCCTCAACTCTATTTGATACAGTCTTAACACATGCGCTAGACAAATCAATTACAGGAGATAGATATGACTTAGTTGAAGATAGTGTCATCTTATAAGTCAGTGATCTATCAACACCATTCAATGTTTCATTAATTTGAGAAGCAATAACTTTTTGATTTGTAAAGTAATGTGGTTCATTCAAGAAGGTCTTTTCATATTCAGATTGAGAATATGAAGTGTAGTTTGTAGTTGATGAATCAACTGGTATAACGTTTGTTGTCTTTACAAATGTATCAAGTTTTGTTCCTGTTACTGTCAAGTAGTGAATTTGTGGGTATAGAATTTCAAATTTACGATTGTAGGTAGCATAAACACCTGATCCACCACCAAGCGCATTTCCTGCTGCTTTTGAGAGAGATCTAATGTTATAGCTATCAATTCCAGAATTGCTAACCTGGAATAATGTTGTGTTTAGAATATCAGATGTAATACCGGCAACTTCTTCAGCACTTCTATAGAAGACATAAGAATCTCCAGAATCCTCAAATCCATTGTCTCTGTGATTTACCTTAATGATACTGTTGTTATTCTTAAACAGTTTTGATGTAGCATTTGTATTAGCACTTGCGTTTGTTTCAAATGGGTTTGAATTTAGTAATTCATATCCAAGATTTCTATTTGTCAATAGAAGTTCTGCTGGTCTACTAATACTAAACTCTGCTCTATACAGTTTAAACTTGAGATCTTCAAAAATATCTTCAGTCCAATTATCAATATTTTGAGATCTATAAACAGAACCAAGTGATGGTTGTGTTGTAATTACTGTGCTTGTTGAAATATCAATATCTCCAAGACGTGAAGCCCAGATTTGATAATCAACCGAATCTGTTTCTACAACAAGAGCATATTCTGTATCATTTTGTAAATAAACTGGATAATCAAAATTAAATCTTGTTGGAATTGTTGAGTTTGTAACCCCAACAGTATCTATTGCCACTCCCATTACAACAGCAGGAGTATCAATCTCAATAAATGTCTCTATCTCACACCCCCCAGCACCGTTTCCAACGCCTTTTACAACAACTGATGGTGGTTCGGTATATCCAAAACCAAACAGTGAAATCTCGGCGTTGTAGATCTTACCGTTAGACACTTCAATACGAGCAGTTGCCACGGATCCACCTGGAAGCTGTGGGCTTTCAATTGTCAAGATTGCGCTACTATAGTTTTGTCCTGGGTTCTTAATTCTGATATCGGATAACTTTCCGCTGTCCTTAGCAATCGTCAACTTAAGATCTGTACCATCTGTAGCATTTGCTAAAGTGACCGATGGAATGATTAGATCTTCATTTTGCTTAAATGACTTACCATTATGATTTCCAAGAACTAAAGTATATACTTGTTCGTTAGTCAGTGAATATCTTCCTGATGTTGATGCTGTAAGTTCTACACCATTCTTATCAATAATCTTTAGTATTGGACCACTGGCAGAAGAACTTGCTCCAGTAACAATCTCTCCCTGTGTGACAGAAACATTACCATTCGCATAACACTTTAAGAATGTATTTGGATTTAATACCTTCTCTGTTCCGGGAATGACATTCTTTCCTGGTTTTCCAGAAATAACATCAGTTAAGTAAACTTTGACTGGAATATTACTACTCTTCTTAGAGAAGAAAAGGTCCAATCCTGTAGTGAACAATCCACCATCATAGTTCTCAATCTTGAAAGTTTGAGCTAGAGGATTTGGTCTTAGAGGATTGTCAGTGTTGCTATCAATAACCTGAACACCTTCATTTGATTTGAAATATGATGGTTTTGTTGAAACAATACTTGCTGGGTTCTCTGGTAGTAAACCAGTAGCATAATATTTTACTTCGGCATATGTATCAACTGTTTCTTTTGCGGCATCTGTTGCGCTAGAAGTAAATCTAAATGTTAGAACTCCGGTGGTTAAACGTATTTCTTCTCCCGTAGTATCATAATCAATGGTATTAACATCTCCGGTCCAAGTAGCATTTTCTCTTGGTGGAACTCCAGCAGGGATTAAAATTAATCCGCTGGCATTACCATTTTCATCGGTAGTAATTTGACCATTGAAAGCAGATAATGAATTTCCAGCAACACCAGTAAATCTTAAGTCAGGATTTACCCAACGATTTACATTCCTACCTTCTAAGAACACATTTACTGTTGTATTTGGTTTTAATCTTCTAATAACATATTTTACTGGAACACTACGTACAAAGAATGAGAGTGCTGTAGAAACAAGATTACCATTGACTGATTTTGCTTGTACACCCTTTCCAATATCATTATTCTGTGGACTAATATTTGACGAACTAGCAACCGAAGCAATTGAAACAGCAGATGTCGCCTGCTGTGTATTTACTTCTCCAAGTGAATTGATAGCACTGAATGCTGGAGCTGTTCCTACCCAGTTGACAATAAATGAATTGTGTAAACTAGAGAAACTTTCTTTTGAATCATCCTTTGCCAAGAAAATATTGAACAAACTGGTATTTGTATCAACTACAACTGGATCAATTGATTGATCATACCAATGGTCAATATTTGGAGAAACCTCAACATCACCAACATACTGAATAACAACAAATGGATTTGGATTTAGTGTCTTAGAAGCAAAAGAATTTCCTAGTAATTCTAGATCACTATATGGAAGAGTTACGATGTTTCCTGATTTTTGATATCCAGCAACAGACCTTTGATCTTCTCTTGTATTAACTTCTCTTAGAAGAATTGAATCTTCTTTAGATTGTGGACGTAAAACTGATTGTTGACTATCAACAGCACACTTATAATCTAACGATGACAAGTTACCAACTTTGTGCGATTCGAAGTTATCAACAAAAAATCCACTCTTAAATCTGTCTAGACCAATTTCATCCTTGACCTGCATGTTGAGAGCTTGCTGCTCAAGAATGCTGAGAGTTGTGTAATACTCAAGACGCTCGATACGCTTCTCAAGTTTACCAATATCTCTCATTGTGTATCTACGATTATCCACAGGAGTAACTCTTACATCCTTGCTTGTTTTTGTATATGCTGGAATATAAACATAGAACAGAGAAACTGCGTCATCAACAGTATCTGGTTTTGAAGGATTTAAAGAAGAATTGCCTTCTTTGATAAAAAACTCTCCTCTCTTATTCAAGAATATTCCATCAATACGATCTAAGTATTGAACTTGACTAAATGAGAATGTGTATTCAATTCCTAGATCTGGCGCAGGTGTGGCGGCGATAACAGATCCAGATCCGGAGAATTGACCAGATGTAATTTCTAATGAAGATACATCCTGATAACCAGCAATAATAGCATTATTATCTACTTTTGGTCTAAAATCCAAAACGTTCTTTAATTCAAGATTTCCATGTACTGAAGAATTGAAAGTAGGAATTTCATCTTCTCCAACACCAGCTTCGTGGAGATAACTGTCAATAGTACAGAAGTCTCCCTGTGAGTGCTCAAAGTAATCGAATGCGATCAATATCTGACCAGTGGTTGGTTCAAATCCTGGTTTTAATACAATCCTAGAAACATCATAAATTGTATCTCTTTGACCATTATCAAATGTAAATCTTGATGTAACATCAGTTCCGGAAATAAGGTTGCCAGCACTGTCTACATCGGGTGGTTGTGTGCTAGTTCCTTCATAAACATATCTCAGTCTGAAAGCGTCTGAATATGATAGAACTTCAACAACTTCATTATCATAGTCTGTTCCTCTGAATGGTAATACTCTATCACCAGAAGAATTTACAACAATTCTCTTATTTCTAACCGCAGTTTTTAGTCTTGGTTTAGCGTTACTTACTTCTAGAGTTGCTGTTAGCTTTAATTTTGGAAATGTTCCATTTGATGGAATTGTTCCAAAATAAGTTGAAGGCAAGTTGAGACTGATGCTTCCAGAAGTTAATCCGCTTGCTGTATCCGTTGAAGATGAAATTTCAATAGCGTCTGGATCAACATATGCAATGTCTCCATTTTGAATATTCGGAGCGTCTCCTTTATTAAGAACAGTGATAATAAAGTTGTTCTCGGTAAATGCCGCAAATCTTTGTGTTCCAAATGGCAACTGAGCAGCAAATGTAATTGTTCCACCACTAGCAGAAGCAGTTGTTACAAAATCTCTTCTGAAATAATACTTAATCTTTGTGTCATCTCCACCAGCAGAAATTTTTTGTACCTGCTTACTTCCTGTTGGGAATAGAAGAGTTCCTGAATTTGGATTTTGTAATTTAGGTCTTAAACGAACAATACTAGTATTGCTAACATCTCCAGGAAGGACGGTATCTAAATAAACTCTTGTTTTTGAAGATCCAATTGGTTTTGTGGCATATTGTACAATTGCTCTGACTAGATTGTTGTCCACATCAGAAAATTGAACCATATCTCCCTGTATTAGTAAAGAACTTGCGTCGGCACTAAAACTGGTTGATTCAATAAAGTCATAACCTTGAGAACCAAAAAATGTAAAGTCTGTAACAGATTTAATCTCAGAAAAATTTTGATCGTCGATTAAAATATCTGCGCTAAAAGCATTGGCATTTCCAGAACCGTATCTACATCCAATAGACTTAACATTTTGTGGAGTGTATGTAACAACAGTATCTCTGAATAGAATTGGAACAATTGCTGCCCCAGCATTTGGTGTGGTGGCTCCCTCTGGATTTTTTACACTTACTGCTGGTGGTTGTGAATATTCCGTATTGAGAGCAGCTCGATTATTAATAATTGCTTTATATACTTTTCCATCGCCAGTTAATGACAGTTGTACTTTTGATGAATCAAATTCTAATCCGTTAATTATAATTGTTGCTCCGGTGGAATATCCAAGACCTCTGTTTTGAATGATAAAGTGTGAAATTGTGTTTTCTTTGGCAATTTTTATTGTATTACCAGATTCGTCTCTGATCGTTTCCCCAGGTAAAAATCTACCAGAAAGAGTTTTTACAAATAGAAGATTGCTTGTGGTATATACTCCAGACGCAGTGCCCTCTACAACGCCATATGCGCCGCTTGTAAGACCAAATATATACTTTCCTTCATCAAAAGCATCGGTGCCTGTTATAACCGATTCTAAAGTTATCTTGGTAAAAAATTGTGGATCAAAGTAAGAAAGACCAAAAACAGAATTGTAAGCAGAACTTCCTCTAGATAGGCGACCTTTTGAAAGGATGATATCGGAATCGGAATTGAAACCGGATCCTCGTTGTTGTAGATAAAAATTACTTGGCTTTACTTTACCAATAACCGGAGTAATTGTCTGACGATAATCGACAATAAATCCAAATTCATTATCATCAATTTGAGCACTAGCTTCTGTAAAGAATAATCTTCTTCTAAACTCTGTATCTCCATTATCATATTCTAGTAACAAAAGTTCTAATTCGTCTTTTGGTCCAAGAACAGTCAGCTCAAGAAACTGTACTGAAACTGAAGGATTGATTAATGGTTTATTTACAGTCGCATATGAAAGAGATGTCATTCTTCCAATCGCAGTTGGAGATCCTACATCACTTCTTGATTTAATGTAATACAATGTTCCGATTAAATTTTGGAACGTTCCATCGGTAATGGAACCAATCAAGGTAGTTGTGCTTGTTACCTGAATTGTAATCGTCTTAATAGCGTCATTTGAATTAAAAATTAATCCCCTTCTGTCAAGAGTTTGTCTGTGATCAGATGATAATTCTGTATTGTTTAATCCAATTGATCCATCATTGAAACTAGAGTACAAAAATACATCAGGATACGCAGTAAGATCAGATCCCTCTTTGTTTAGTGGAACACTGCCATAAACATTAGTAATACTAAAAGTTGGTAATCCTTTTGTTTTCAGTGTTACATTATCACTACTTAAACTTTCTCTTGCTTTGTTTATCTCTAAGTATTTTATTTCCTTATTTACAATTTCATATCCTTTAATGTATGCCTTTCCAGGACCAATGCTAGCGATCATTTTTCTAGAAGCTTCGCTAGAAGTTAATCCATTGTATAAATCAAATTCATCAACAGAATATATTCCTCTATTGCCATCTTTTTGAGCATATTCTCTAACATCAATGGAGAAATTATCTACTACATAATCTCCACTTTCATCAAAAGTTCTTCTTGCTAATGTATCTTCTAAAAGATTATAATCTGTTGGAGATACTTTCTTTTGTATTACACCTCTAGAAACTGTAAGAAGTTGAATAAAATTTTTATCTGTAATAGCATTTAAATCAAATTCTTTCAATGAAAGTGTGATTTTTAATCTATGTGCTCCAGGAGCAGTATAGTTAGATGATCCAATAGCATTGTCATAAAGAGAAGCATCTTCTTCTGGAGTTACAATTTGCTCATTAATAACAAATCCAACTTTGGCAGATGGTTTGTCATAATACTCTTCAATTACTAATAGATCAGTATCGTTTCTTACAAAATATCCATTGACAAAATAAATTCCTTCTTCAACTTTTACAGCAGAAGCATATCCCATTGCTGGGCTTTCTAATGATGTAACTTCTCCTGTGTCTGGATTTGTGACACTAATACTTGTTGGAAGAACGCTACCATCTGTTCCAACAACCAAAAGAGGAGTATTTACACCATCAACAACTTCTAGCGTTTCTCCCTGTCTAAAAGTTGGTTCTGTGGTTGAATTGCCACTTGTTAAGTAGTTTATAAAAATTGTGTCAGCAGAAAATTCTGTTGCTGCTTTAGTAGCTAAAATTGTTCCTATAACGCCAGAAGTTAACCCAACTAGTTGTTGTCCAACCAGTTGGGAAATATCATACTTTTTATAGACGATATCGTTACCTTCACTTACTGCTACTTCTGAAACAGAAGAAAGTTTAACGTAGTCTAATTTTGTGTTAAGACCAACCTCACCTGGGATAACCATTTCTCCTTGCTTGAAAGCATATTTTCCAAAGCTTTCAATTTGATTTTGGAGAGTTGATTGTAATTGGGTTAATTCCCTGCCTTGAATTGAGTAACCTGGACGAAAAAGTATTTTGTAAAAATTCTTGTTCGCATCAAAGTCCTCGTAATAAGGATTTACGTTAAGGTTGGTCTTCTGTGGCATTGTACCTCGCCAATAATACTAGCATTCTCGTTGAAGTATTTAGCGAAGTTTTGAGAGATCAGAACTCAATTACGAGTTTGATATCTTCAATCTGGTCAGGTGCGCGAGTGATAAGACGACGGTTCTCAACATAAATTACTTCACCAGAGTTATTCTTAACTTCTGGAGTTGCTAATCCATTGGTAAATGTTGATCCAAGTAGCGATGAATTGTAAGAAGTATTTACAGTTCCAGAAGCACTTGATAGTTGTCCTGTAATTGCGTTAGCACCATTGCTCTCAAATGCTCTTACAACACCGGAATCGGTGTGAGCATCATTAGTTTGAATGTACTTAAGAACACCGGCAGTTGTTGAACCAGAATCAAGTGTCCACGAAACAACAGTACCATAAGCAGTACCACCAGTTACAGTCTGTTGAATTCTTTCGTCTGCGATATAATCGGCAGTAGCTCCAGTGATCTTAATTGCTCTTAAACCAGAGAGAGTATCTGCGGTAGAGAAAGTTGTTGTTCCAAAGTTTTGTGGATCTTTTAGGATACCAATTCTGCGGAAATCGTTATCAACTGGGAAGTCACCGGAACCTTCAGCATAAGTTAGACGAATGTTCGTCATAACTCTCTTAGCATTGAGTTCTTCCTCATGGTCACTGCCATGACCACCAAGAGGAGGAAGAATTGCCTCGATAGCACCTTTCCAACCACTTGTTGTAGCAACAGCAGTTGTCAAACCAATATTGCTGAATAGATTGCCGTTTCCAAGAAGAATATTGGCATAAGTGTATCCAGATCCTCTTGCTTGAATTTCTGCCGAAGTAATAGTACCGCTTCCATTTGTTACAAACTTAACAATACCACCTGTTCCATCACCTTTGATTGATGTATAGAGGGTTTGTGAAGCAGGAAGACCAGATCCAGCGTCTTCAATAGTTACTACATCAATTGCTCCGTCAACTGCTGCTGCTACCACTGCTTGGCGCGAAGAGTTTGATGGAAGAACAATTGGCATAAAGTCCGATGAAAGGAATCTTAGAACATCATCGGTAGGCATTGTATACATATACTTCCAGATGTATCCGGCGCCTGTTGTTTCCTTGTAAAGACCGGTTCCTGCGGTATAGTTAGCACCAGTAGTGATTGGTTCTTCTGTTGCGTTTTGACCGCTGGCATTTGCTGGATTTTCTCCATTATAAAGGCACTTGAATACTTCATATGCCGAATTCATTACATAAAACTTCGCATCTGCGATTGATGTTGCGCCAGTTGCGGCTGCTTTTCCAATCTGACCACCGCCACCTGGAGTAGCAGAGTAGTCTGGCTTCCACATATCAAACTTGGGGTTAGCAACCAAGTCCCAATTGTAACGACGAACTACTGCTCTTGCGAAAGCATCAGTGATACGCTTCGCAGCAATAATCTCATCATAAACGGCAATTTTCTCTGCCTGATTGTCTAAAGGAAGTGGTGGCACATCTTCTGTAGCATAACGATACACACCAGTCTTTGCTGTTGCGTTGGTGACGATCGTTGCTCCGTCGTCAGCAGTGGCGGTAATTGTGCTTCC